TTATGAAGCCATTTTCGCTACAACTGCAAACTCAGAATGCTGGTTTACAAATGGTTGGCCGGACACATCTCGATAGAAATTCGAGATCAGAAACCCTGCATCAGAAAGCTCTTTGGTTAAACTTTCGGGGCTAAAATATTGCAACCAATTGAACACGGTTTCGGGATCACCAACTTCAGGAAAAATGCTGTATTTGTCCAGCACGACGGCGCAGTCGTCATATTTGAATGTATTAAGGAAACAGTAGTAGTCGTCCTCGTGCCAGAAGTGGTTCAACTGGTTTTTTTCGTATGTGCGAACTTCTTCCCGCGCTGCAAAGGCCGCCATCGAATAGACATCCAAAAGGATTGAACCACCGTCTTTTAAGAGGGCTTTGAAATTTGACAACAGTCGCGCCCTCTGATCCGGGCTAAGCGCACAGAAGTCGCACATGATCATCGTGATCAGGTCAAACCGGTCTGTTGAGTGGAAGTCGAGGTAGTTGACTTGGACATAGTCGATATCCAGTTGAGCGGCTTCCGCCTGGTTTCGGGCATATCGAATTGAATTCTCTGAAAAATCTAGACCTGTAACGTGCGCCCCTGATTTGGCCAAGCGAGACGCATATAAACCGGGACCGCATCCGAAATCGCAAACTGATTTTCCTGTCCCGAGATCGAAGTGGTCAGTGATCCATTTACAGGACTGGTCGATGAACCTGATACTTCTGGACGAAACGTCGACATTCTCATTCAGGTGAAAGCCCAGCATCTGTTTTGAGCGATAGTCATCGGCCCAAAGCGCGCCAGCGGTGTATGCGCTGAAGACGTCGGGTTTCGAATTGATCGTGTCGAGCAGGGAATACATCACTCAAACCTCTTTGAGTTCGCTGTCATTTGGATGCGGTCGGTGAAATCGGACAGAGGCCTCTTCTATGAAAGATTCCATTTGATCGAATAGGTCAACGTATAATTCCGGGTTGGCGCCATGTTGGGTCGTATGATGACGGGTATAGGTGTTGCCCAACCCCCGTACGCCCCATTCCCAAGGCTTAAACTTCTTTTCTGCATAACTCCTTTCAACAAGCCGGACACAGCGGCGACAGAAAGGAGCACAGATGGTATTCGATTTCTTGCGTCGTGGGACGGCCGGGGAAGCGCCCGAGGCGAAAGCCAGCGCGGCAGGCCCCGTGGTGGCGTGGCAGACAGGCGGGCGCGTGGCGTGGAGCCCCAGAGACGCGGTGTCGCTGACCCGCACGGGGTTCTCGGGCAATCCGGTGGGGTTCCGGTCCGTCAAGCTGATTGCCGAGGCGGCGGCGGCATTGCCTTTGGTCCTGCAGGATCAGGCGCAGCGCTATGATGCGCATCCGATCCTGTCGCTGATGCGTCGCCCAAATGCGGCGCAGGGACGGGCGGAGTTGATGGAGGCTCTGTTCGGCCAGTTGTTGCTGTCGGGCAATGCTTATGTCGAGGCCGTGCAGGCCGAAGAGGGGCTGCCGGTTGAACTGCACGTTTTGCGTTCGGACCGCATGAGCGTGGTTCCGGGTGCAGATGGGTGGCCCAAAGCCTATGACTATACGGCGGGTGGCAAGACGCACCGGTTTCCGGCGGATGCGATCTGTCACATCAAGTCCTTCCACCCTCAGGACGACCACTATGGGTTCTCGCCCATGCAGGCCGCGGCGATGGCGATTGATGTGCATAACAGCGCGTCGCGGTGGTCGAAATCCCTGCTGGACAACGCGGCGCGGCCTTCGGGGGCGCTGGTGTGGAAAGGTGATGGCCATGGGGTGATGGCCGAAGATCAGTTCCGCCGTCTGTCTGACGAGATCGAGCAGAACTATCGCGGAGCGCGCAATGCGGGTCGTCCGATGGTTCTGGAAGGGGGCTTGGATTGGAAGCCGATGGGGTTCTCGCCCTCGGATATGGAGTTTCAGAAGACCAAAGAAGCCGCCGCCCGCGAGATCGCGCTGGCCTTCGGGGTCCCGCCGATGCTGCTGGGAATACAAGGCGACGCGACCTATTCGAACTATCAGGAGGCCAACCGGGCGTTTTACCGCCTGACCGTGCTGCCTCTGGTGACGCGGGTGGCGGCGGCGGTGTCGGAATGGCTGGCGGGGTACTCGGGCGAAGATCTGATGCTGAAACCCGATCTGGACCAGGTGCCCGCGCTTTCGGCGGAACGCGATGCGCAATGGACGCGGGTCAGCCGGGCCGAGTTCCTGACGGATGCCGAAAAGCGGTCTCTGCTGGGATTGCCGGCGCTGGCGGAGGATGCGGATGGCTGAGGGGTATCCCCCGTTTGACTGCGCGCCGGGCCTGCGTCTGGCCGCGCATGAGAGGGTGGCCGAGATCCAGCACGACCATCTGTGCCGCAGGCTGGATCAGATCGAAGAGATGATGGAGCGGCTGGAGAAACGATTGTGGCTGACGGTCTATGGCGTGGCCGCCGTGATCCTGGCGCAGGTGTTTCAGTCATTCCTTGCGGCTGCGCCGTGAAATCAGAAGCTTACGAGGAGGTGTTCATGGATTTGGAACACAAGTTCGCACGGTTCGGAGACGGGCTTTCGGTGACCGACGATGCCGTGATCGAGGGCTATGCCAGCCTGTTCGGCCAGGTCGATCAGGGCAGCGACGTGGTGCAGAAAGGCGCCTATCGCGCCTCGCTGGCAGGGCTGGAAAAGGCCGGTCAGCGGGTCAAGATGCTGTGGCAGCACGATCCTGCGCAGCCCATCGGCGTCTGGGACGAGGTGCGCGAGGACGACCGGGGCCTGTGGGTCAAGGGGCGTCTGCTGGAGGCCACGCAAAAAGGCCGTGAAGCGGCCGAGCTGATCCGCGCGGGGGCCATGGATGGCCTTTCGATAGGATACCGCACCAAGCGGGCTGTGAAGAATGACAAGGGCCAGCGTGTCCTGACCGAACTGGAGCTGTGGGAAGTGTCCTTGGTGACGTTCCCGATGCTGCCCAGTGCGCGGGTGGCGGCGAAGGGTGTTGAGCCCGAAGCCGAGAACACCTGGCGCAGTATTGCCGAGGTGTTCAACACCGCCCGGCAGGAGCTGGCGCGGACCTAGCGCGCCTCAACCCCCACCCAAGAAATGGAAGTGCTGATGAGCAAGACCGAGACCCCGGCCTTGACCGGAGAGGGTGCGCCCCTGGTTCAGGAGGTGAAGCAGGCGATGACTGGCTTCGTGAATGAATTCAAGGGCCTCAAGGCTGAAGTTAAAACCCAACTGCAACAGACAGAAGAGCGACTGACCATGCTGGATCGTAAATCAACCATCGCGGCGCGTCCGCACCTTGCGGCCTCGACCCTTGACGGCGCACCGCACCAAAAGGCCTTTGACGCCTATGTGCGTTCGGGCGAGGATGACGGCCTGCGCGGGCTTGAGATGGAATCGAAATCTCTGTCCAGCGCTGTGAACAGCGATGGTGGCTATCTGGTCGACCCGCAGACTGCCGAGATCATCAAGTCGGTGCTGAAATCCACCGCCTCGATCCGCTCGATCGCGTCTGTGGTGAATGTCGAGGCGAACTCGTTCGACGTGCTGATCGACCATACGGACGTGGGCGCTGGTTGGGCCGATGAGAACGCGGCCGCGACCGAGACGGCGACCCCGTCGATTGACCGTATCTCGATCCCGCTGCATGAGCTGAGCGCGCTGCCCAAAGCCTCGCAGCGTCTGCTGGATGACAGCGCCTTTGACGTCGAAGGCTGGCTGGCCGGTCGTATCGCCGACAAGTTCGCCCGCGCCGAGGCCTCGGCCTTTATCAACGGTGACGGCGCGGACAAGCCCAAGGGTATTCTGAACCACACCAAGGTCGACAATGACGTCTGGGACTGGGGCAATATCGGCTATGTGCCCACCGGCATCGCAGGCGGTATCGAAGCGGATGCGATCGTTGATGTGGTCTATGCGCTGGGCGCGCAGTACCGCGTGAACGGCACCTTTGTTATGAACTCGAAGACCGCAGGTCTGATCCGCAAGCTGAAAGACAGCGATGGCCGCTTCCTGTGGTCGGACGGTCTGGCGGCGGGTGAGCCCGCGCGCCTGATGGGCTATCCCGTGCTGATCGCCGAGGACATGCCGGATGCGGGCACCGACAGCTTCTCGATCGCATTTGGTGACTTCCAGGCGGGCTACACCATTGCCGAACGTCCTGACCTGCGCGTCCTGCGCGACCCGTTCAGCGCCAAACCGCACGTCCTGTTCTATGCGACCAAGCGCGTGGGCGGCGACGTAAGCGACTTTGCCGCGATCAAGCTGGTGAAATTCGGCACCGCGTAAAGCGCGGGCTGAATCCGGGGGGCTACGGCCCCTCGGGCGGCGGGCGCGGGCCGGGGTGAGATCCCCTGCGTTGTCTAGCTGCTCCCCTCCGTCCGAGCAACGTGGGGCGGCGCGTGCCCGTCAATTCCTGAAGTTACGGCCCCGGAGGGGTCCGAGATTGCGGAGTGTATGGATGATGTTGATCGAAGAAACCGCCATCGCGGATGCGGCGCTGCCGGTGGATCAGTTCAAGGCTCATCTGCGGCTGGGAACGGGTTTTTCCGAAGACAGCGCGCAGGATGAAGTGCTGAAGGGTTTTCTGCGGGCGGCGATTGCGGCGATTGAGGCACGCACCGGCAAGGTGCTGATCGCGCGCGGGTTTTCGTGGGGCTTGAACAGCTGGCGTGATGCGGCGGGCGAGGTGCTGCCGGTTGCTCCGGTCACGGCGATCAGCGCGGTGACTGTGACAGATGCGGCCGGAACTGACAGCGTTTTGGATAGTGGCCGGTATCGTCTGGCGCAAGACAGCCAGCGCCCGCGTTTGCGCCCTGCGGGGACATCTCTGCCGACCATTCCCACGGGCGGGTCGGTCAAGATTGCCTTTACTGCCGGGATGGCTGCGGATTGGGGCGCTTTGCCCGCTGATCTGGGGCAGGCGGTGCTGTTGTTGGCCGCCCATTACTACGAATACCGCGATGAAACAGCGCTGGGCGCGGGCTGTATGCCCTTTGGCGTTACCAGCCTGATCCAACGCTACCGGGTTGTGCGCTTTGGCGCGGGGGTGGCGCAATGAAGGCGCCCCGATTGAACAGAAAGCTGGTGCTTGAGGCACCGGTGCGCAGCGCAGATGGGGCTGGTGGCTATACCGAGACCTGGGCCGCCTTGGGGACGGTTTGGGCCGAGGTCACGGCCCGCAGCGGGTCGGAGCGATCCATCGCGGGCGTCCCGGTTTCGCGCGTCGGCTATCGCATCGTGGTGCGCGGTGCGCCCGCAGGATCGTCGATGCGCCCAAGCCCGGATCAGCGGTTCACCGAAGGCGCGCGCCGGTTCGTGATCCGCGCCGTGGCCGAGCGTGACTCGCGTGGCCAGTACCTGACCTGTTTCGCAGATGAAGAGGTGGCGGCATGAGCTACGGCGTTTCAGCCGCGTTGCAGGCGGCGGTGTTTCAACAGCTGTCAGACGATGCGCAGGTCAGCACGCAGTCGGGCGGCGCGATCTATGACGCGGTTCCGGCGGGGGCGGTACCCCAAACCTATGTGACGCTGGGCCCGGAGGAGGTGCGCGATGCGTCGGACCGGTCGGGCGCAGGGGCCGTGCATCGGTTCACCGTGTCGGTGGTGTCCGAGGCCGCAGGCTTTGGCGCGGCCAAGACGTTGGCGGGTGCTGTGTGCGACGCGCTGGAGGGCGCAGCACTAACCCTGGACCGGGGCCGCCTTGTGGGGCTGTGGTTTGAACGCGCCAGCGCCCGGCGCACCGGAACGGGCGGTGCGATCCGCCAGATCGACCTGAGATTCCGCGCCCGCGTGGAAGACGACTAAGCAATCAACGGAGAGAGCATATGGCTGCCCAGAACGGAAAAGACCTTTTGGTCAAAGTGGATATGAACGGCTCGGGCCTGTTCGAGACCATCGCGGGCCTGCGCGCCACGCGGGTCAGTTTCAACGCCGAAAGCGTCGATGTCACCAGCCTTGAAAGCCAGGGCGGATGGCGCGAGCTGCTGTCGGGGGCCGGGGTCAAATCGGCCTCGATCTCGGGTTCGGGCGTTTTCAAGGATGAGGGTACGGATGAGCGCGCGCGTCAGCTGTTCTTTGACGGTGAGACGCCGAGCTTTCAGGTAATCATCCCCGATTTCGGCATTGTCGAAGGGGCGTTTCAGGTGACCGGCATCGAATATGCGGGTTCGCATAACGGTGAGGCCACCTATGAGATGAGCCTGGCCAGCGCCGGTGCCCTGACCTTTACGGCGCTGTAACCCTGATGGCCAATCCGTGGACGGGTGAGGTGGCATTGACCATCGATGGGCAGCCGCGTGCGCTCAAGCTGACGCTGGGGGCATTGGCGGAACTGGAACAGGAGCTGGGCACCGGGACCCTGGTGGAACTGGTGCAGCGGTTCGAAGGCGGGGCCTATTCCAGCGGTGATGTGCTGGCGCTGATCGTGGCGGGGCTGCGCGGCGGCGGGGCGGATGTGACCCGCGCCGACATGCTGCGCGCCGAGATCGAGGGCGGCCCGATGGCAGGGGCCCGCGCTGCAGCCGAACTGCTGGCGCGCGCCTTCATGGTGCCGGATCGTTGAGCGGGTTCGACTGGCCCGCCCTGATGCGGGCCGGGATGACCGGCCTGCGTCTGACGCCGGATCAGTTCTGGCGTCTGACCCCGGCCGAGCTGCGGCTGATGCTGGGGCAGGGCGCAGGCGTGCCCGCGATGAACCGGGCGGGGCTGGACGCTTTGCTGGCGGCCTACCCGGACAAGGAACAAGGAGAGCGTGATGACGGATCGTGACGGGTTGGATGACCTGCAGGAACGGGGCGAGGCGCTGGGTGATGCGCTTGGCGATGCCGCGTCGATGGCGGCGGCGTTTGATGGCCAGATGAAGCGGATCAAGCAGGCGTTTGAAGAGACCGGCAAGGATGTGGCCACGCTGGAGCGCGGTATGTCCGGCGGTCTGCGCAAGGCGTTTGACGGTGTGGTGCTGGACGGGATGAACCTGTCGGGTGCGCTGGATGTACTGAAGAATTCGATGATCCGCACGGCCTATTCGGCGGCGATCAAGCCGGTCACCGATCATTTCGGAGGTCTCATCGCAGGCGGGATCGGCAGTTTTGTCCAAGGCATCCTGCCTTTTGCCGACGGCGGCAGCTTTAGTCAGGGCCGGGTGATGCCTTTTGCCAATGGCGGCGTCATCAGCGGCCCGACCACGTTTCCGATGCGCGGTGCGACCGGTCTGATGGGCGAGGCGGGGCCTGAGGCGATCATGCCTTTAGCGCGCGGACCGGATGGCAAGCTGGGTGTGCGCACCTCGGGCGGTGGTGGCGCGGTGAACGTGGTGATGAACATCACTACGCCTGACGTGCAGGGCTTCCGCCGCAGCCAAAGCCAGATCGCCGCACAGATGAGCCGCGCCCTGGGTCGCGGCAATCGCAATAGATAAGGGGAGCAGGTCATGAATTTCCACGAAGTCAGATTTCCCGCCAGCCTCAGTTTTGGCTCGGTCGGTGGCCCGGAACGGCGTACGGACATCGTAACGCTGGCCAACGGGTTTGAAGAGCGTAACACCCCGTGGGCGCATTCCCGCAGACGCTATGATGCGGGTTTTGGAATGCGGTCTCTGGATGATATCGAGACGTTGATTTCGTTCTTCGAGGCGCGGCAAGGGCAGATGTTCGGGTTTCGCTGGAAAGACTGGTCGGACTATAAATCCGGCGCGGCGACCGCCGAGGTCGACAAGGCTGATCAGGTCATCGCGCGTGGTGATGGGGTCACGACCGTATTTCAATTGGTCAAAACCTACAGGTCCGGCGGGTTTGAATATATCCGGCCGATCCTCAAACCCGTTTTGGGTACGGTAAAGCTTGGGCTTGAACAGGATGAGGTCCGCGAGGGTGTGGATTTCGAGGTTGATCTGGTGCGCGGCCTTGTGACATTTGCCGACCCGCCTCCGGAAGAGGTCGAAATCACTGCCGGGTTCGAGTTCGATGTTCCCGTTCGGTTTGACACCGACAAGATTCAAACCAGCGTCGCCAGCTTTCAGGCCGGTGACGTACCAAATGTCCCAGTGGTCGAGGTGCGGGTCTGATGAGCAGCGCAAAAGATACTCTGGAGGCCCACCTCAAAACTGGTCTGACAACGACTTGCAGATGCTGGGCGATCCAGCGCGCGGACGGGCAGGTTTTTGGGTTCACAGATCACGACATGGAACTTGACTTTGAGGGGCTCGCTTTCAAGGCAAGCTCGGGGTTGACGGCCGCTGCAATCGAACAGGCGACTGGCTTGTCCATTGATAACTCGGAAGCCATGGGTGCGCTGTCGGATGCAGCCGTTACGGAAGATGATATCGAGGCCGGGCGCTTCGATGGCGCGGAAGTCCGGGCCTGGCTGGTCAACTGGGCAGCGCCAGAACAGCGCGTGCTTCAGTTTCGCGGGTCAATCGGGGAAATACGCCGCTCGGGCGGGGCTTTTCATGCCGAATTGCGCGGGTTAACGGACCTGCTGAACCGCCCTCTGGGAAGGATTTATCAAAAGCCCTGTACGGCTGTACTTGGCGACAGTGCCTGCCGGTTCAATGTATCTGCTGCGGGCTATCAGGCTGAGGCCGAGGTTACCGAGTTGACCGCAGGCAGTGTGTTGCAACTGAGCGGCGCTTTGGGGCCGGATGCAGCGTGGTTTGAGCGGGGTCGCCTGGACGTTATCTCGGGTCAGGCCATTGGCCTGTGGGCGTCGATCAAGCAAGACAGCCTCAGGCCGGGTGGCCGTAATGTGACTTTGTGGTCTGGGATCAGCGGTGGACTTGCCGTGGGTGACAGAGTCCGGTTGACCGCCGGGTGCGACAAGCGCATGGAAACATGCCGAAAGAAGTTCAACAACTTGCTGAACTTTCAGGGATTTCCCGATTTGCCCAGCGAAGACTGGGTCATGGCGGTTCCCAAAAAGGGCAATCCCAATACAGGGGGCAGCCTGCGATGAGTGCGATCCGTGATCAAATAGTGGCGGAAGCCCGAACATGGCTTGGGACGCCTTATGTGCATCAGGCCTCGTGCAAGGGCGCAGGAAGTGATTGCCTTGGATTGCTGCGCGGTGTGTGGCGCGCGGTACTGGGCCCCGAGCCCGAATCCGTCCCGAGCTACAGTATGGATTGGTCCGAGCCGCAGGGGATTGAGCGCATGTGGCAGGCTGCGCGACGACATCTGACAAGCAAGGCTGTTGAAGACATGGAACCCGGCGATGTGTTGTTGTTTCGGATGCGTGACGGGCGCGTGGCAAAGCACGTGGGCATTGTCAGCGAGGGCGGTGAAGCCCCGCGTTTCATTCATGCCTATTCCGGGCACGGCGTTGTCGAAAACACGCTGAGCGACCCCTGGCGCCGCCGGGTTGTCGCTTGTTTCGGTTTCCCGTTGGAGGATTTCTAGATGGCTACAATTGTACTCTCGGCAGCAGGGGCTGCGATTGGTGGCGCGATTGGCGGAACGGTCGCTGGTCTGTCGACGGCTATCATTGGCCGTGCCATCGGCGCGACGCTGGGTCGGGTCATCGACCAGCGTTTGATGAGCCAGTCCGTTATGGGCGGCGGCAGTGAAGTTGTTGAGACCGGTCGGTTGGACCGCTTTCGCCTGACTGAAACGGGCGAAGGAGCACCCGTCTCGACCCTGTTCGGACGGATGCGCGTTGGTGGGCAAGTGATCTGGGCCTCGGATTTTCTGGAAACGCGCAGCACCTCAACGACGACGCAATCGGGTGGAGGTGGCAAGGGCGCGCCCAAAGCGCCCGAAGTCACGACGACCACCCATAGTTACAGCTATTCCGTTTCACTGGCGATTGCGGTTGGCGCGGGACAGATTGCCGACGTGCCCCGTATCTGGGCCGACGGTGAAGAGCTTGAGCGTGCCAGCCTGAACATGCGCGTATATCATGGGACGGATGCCCAGTTGCCCGATCCTCTTATCGAAGCGGTCGAGGGTGCGGGGAATGTTCCGGCATATCGCGGGACGGCGTATGTCGTGATTGAAGATCTGCAACTGACAGCTTTCGGAAACCGCGTTCCTCAGTTCTCATTCGAAGTCGTGCGCCCCGATCAGGCGGGCCTGCCGGAAACACATGATGCTTTGTCCCGCATCGTGAAAGGCGTGGCTTTGATGCCGGGTACCGGCGAATACGCATTGGCGAGCACACAGGTGAATTATACCAAAGGTGCCGGCCAAAGCTGGGCGGCGAACGTGAACTCGGCCTCGGGTGTGCCGGATCTTGTGACGTCGACCAGAGCTTTAAGCAAGGAACTGCCTGCCTGCGGTGCGGCCTCGCTTATCGTTTCATGGTTCGGTGATGATCTTCGTTGCGGCGCATGTCAGGTGAAGCCGAAGGTTCTGCATAAAGAACTGGAAGGTGAAAACATGCCGTGGCGGGTGGCAGGCGTGACACGCGGCGCGGCCGAGGTGGTGAAACACGAACAGGATCGCCCTGTCTATGGCGCCACGCCAACAGACCAGTCGGTAATTCAGGCGATTCAGCATTTGAAACAAACCGGCAAACGCGTGATGTTCTACCCGTTCATTTTGATGGATCAGTTGCGCAATAACGGTCTGCCGGATCCTTGGTCTGACGCGACGGATCAACCTCATCTTCCGTGGCGGGGGCGTATTACCCTTAGCCGGGCTCCGGGGCGCAGCGGCTCGCCGGACGGAACGGTCGCGGCAGACCTGCAGGTGGCGTCGTTCTTTGGAAACGCCCGCGCGGACCATTTTACCATCGTCAACGGCGAAGTGGTCTATTCCGGCCCGCAAGAATGGGGCCTGTTCCGTTTCATCCTGCACTACGCAGTGCTGTGCCAAGCTGCGGGGGGCGTTGACTCGTTTTGCATCGCGTCCGAGATGCGCGGATTGACCCAAATTCGCGGTGCATCAGGCTTTCCGGCGGTGGCGCAGATGCGTGTTCTCGCCGCCGAAGTGCGCAAGATTTTGGGGCCGCAGATCAAGATTGGTTACGCCGCCGACTGGAGCGAGTATTTCGGTTATCAACCTGCGGACGGCAGTGGCGATCGATACTTCCATCTGGACCCGCTTTGGGCAGATGCCAATATCGACTTTATCGGTGTCGATAACTACATGCCGTTGTCCGACTGGCGTGATGGCGAAGGTCATGTGGACGCCCGCGACGGGGCAAAATCCATCTATGACCTCGACTACCTGCGCGGCAACATCGAGGGTGGTGAAGGGTACGACTGGTTCTATGCGTCACCCGAAGAGGCCCAAGCGCAAATACGGGCCCCGATCGCGGATGACGCCCATGGCGAGCCATGGATATGGCGGTATAAAGACCTGCGGAATTGGTGGTCGCAGCCGCACCACGAACGGATCGGCGGCGTCCGTCAACCCGACCGCACCGCTTGGGTGCCGGGGTCTAAACCGATCTGGTTCACGGAATTGGGCTGTGCCGCGATAGACAAGGGAACGAACCAGCCGAACAAGTTCCTGGATCCCAAATCATCGGAATCGAGCTTGCCCGTGTATTCCAACGGTCAACGTGACGATTTTATGCAAGTTCAATATCTGCGGGCGGTTCTGGGGTATTGGTCCGACCCAAAGATCAACCCGATCTCGGACGTGTACGGAGGTCCGATGGTGGACATGTCCAATGCGTATGTCTGGGCCTGGGATGCGCGTCCATATCCAGCCTTTCCGAACCTGCGCAGCCAGTGGAGCGATGGCGAAAACTATGCTCGGGGCCATTGGCTGAATGGGCGGTCGGGATCGCGAACGCTGGCCTCGGTCGTCGCCGAGATCTGCCACGGCGCCGGTGTGATGAATATCGACACCACGGACCTCTACGGGGTCGTGCGTGGATACGTGATCGAACAGGTCTCGGACGGGCGCGCCGCGTTGCAGCCACTGATGCTTCGGTATGGCTTTGACGCTATCGAACGCGACGGTGTGCTGCGTTTTCAGATGCGCAATGGGCGGGCTTCGATTCAGCTTGATAGCGACCTGCTTGCAACCAGTTCTGAGATCGATGGCACCATCGAACATCGCCGCGAAGCCGAGGCGGAGATGACCGGTCGTGTCCGACTGCGATTTGTCCAGTCCGACGCGGATCATGATATCGTCTCGGAAGAGGCCGTTTTGCCGGATACCAGTACCCATTCGGTTTCCGTCAACGAGATGCCGTTGTCGATGACACGCGCCGAAGGCCGACAAACCGCCGAGCGGTGGCTGAGCGAATCCCGCGTATCCCGCGAGAGTGTTCGGTTTGCATTGCCGCCCTCGATGTTGAATGTCGGAGCGGGTGATATCATCACCCTGTCCGGCGAACAGGGCGCGCGGTATCGTATCGACCGACTCGAACAGGCCGAAATGCAGATGGCAGACGCCGTTCGCGTTGAACCGGGTGTATATACGCCTTCCGATCTGCCAGACGACGACGTCTCGGAAAACCGGTTTGTCGCGCCGGTGCCCGTATTCCCTGTTTTTCTGGACCTGCCGCTTATTACAGGTTCCGAAGTGCCCCATGCGCCCTATCTGGCGATTTCGGCTGATCCATGGCCGGGAAGTGCCGCGGTCTACTCCTCCGCGACGGATGAGGACTATGCTTTGCAAGAGGTGGTCAGCGGGCAAGCCGTTGTCGGTTTCACGCAGTCGCCGATGCGCCGGGCAGGTGCCGGACTGTGGGATGAGGGGGCACCCCTGAGTGTCGAACTGATTGCGGGCGTTCTGGAATCCCGACCGCGCGACGCGTTGCTGAACGGCGCAAACCTTGCGGCAATCGGCGATGGATCACCGGACAACTGGGAGCTGTTTCAGTTTGAACGCGCCACTCTGCAAGAACGCGGTATATACACTCTGTCAGGCCGTCTTCGCGGACAACTGGGGACAGACGCCAAAATCCCGGAGGTATGGCCCGAAGGCTCGACTTTTGTGCTTTTGGATCAACGCGTGTATCAAACCAACCTGCTGAGGTCCGAGCGCCGTGTGGCCAAGCACTACCGGATAGGCCCTGCGGCGCGCAGTTATGACGATCCGTCTTTCGTTCACAGGGTCGAGGCATTCAACGGCAATGGTCTGCGCCCTTATGCGCCATCCCATTTGCGTGTTGCCAAATCTGCGGGTGACGATCAGCTGTCGTGGATACGACGCACGCGCATCGACGGTGATGATTGGTCGGGTATCGACGTGCCATTAGGCGAAGAAACGGAATCCTATCTGGTGCAAGTGCGCGCCGAAGGGGCTTTGGTGCGCGAACTGATCTCAGCCAATCCAAGTTGGACATACACGGCCGCAATGAAATCAGCCGACGGTGTAAGCGCAGGATACACCGTGCAGGTTGCACAGGTCTCGGCCAGTTATGGTCCGGGTCTGCCTGTCAGCCTTGACGTAAGCTAA